TTTTTACGAATTTCTAAATTCATCTGAATTCCTCCTAAATATTCGTTTTTAATTTAAGTCGTTTGCGAATTACTTCTTTAAGTTGCTCGGTTTTAACATTATCCAATGCCCTTAGTTCTGCGTCCGCAATTTCTAAGGAACGTGCGAGTGCTTCAATAGAAGTTCCTTCATATGCAGGTAGGTCTACCACGGAGACATCATAGAGACGATCAATCTCGGTAATGACTCTCTTTGGTATGTCCCCACTTCTATCCCAGCTTTGACTTTTTACAGTAAAAGCAAACGACATCTTGTCTAATAATCCAGCGACAATCGATTTATACACATCTCGATTTGACTGGGTGTCAATTAAATCCGCTCTAATTTTTAAGCCATAATCATCAATCGTAAAGGTAAGTGAACCGTTACGAGTACGAGCTAAGATTAGGCGGTTATCAGTATGGTTATATTTAAGTGGCACATCTTTTAAATTTGCGCCATTTAGTGCGTTTTTGTCGATGATTTCAATAAAACCATATTCTGCATCACCAATTAAAGTTTCCTGGTTAAAGACAATTGCGTAACCTTCAATAACCATGCTTTCTTTTTCATCTTCATTTCTTGTTTCAATATTTAGAAATCGCACTTCTTTATTCTTTATCATCTTCTTCCTCCTTAGGCTCTTCGCCTACTTGGTATTTATTAGCGCTATCCGCGTCAACATAATTTAATGACTGGAGACGCTTGTCGCCACCTTCAATAGGCTCTAAGCCTAATAAACTTCTTGATTCATTAAGTGATAATATTCCTAGCCCCATTAATTTCTCAATCGCACTTACTTTGGTGTTCCACGATGCGTATTGTAGACGCTCGGAATAAAAGATAATTTGCTCTCCATTTTCTAAGTTATTTCTTGTAAGGAGAGCTCTTGAAAAAGTTTCCGATAGCGCAATCGCAATCCCTTCAATCGTTCCTTCATAGAAAGCGTTATATTCATCTTCCGTATACTTGTTATCGTAGATTGCTTCACTTACACCAAAATAGGTGATGATTTTCTTTTGGAGAAAAGTTAGTGTTTCGCTGCTAACTAGTTTTGGGTCAACGCTTAAAGGAACATAATCACTTTTAAGATCCACAGGAACAATGGCAGAATTACCACTAGTCGAGGCTTCTTTTAATGCCCTATCAAATTCTTCCTTTTGTGCCTTCTTATCTTTTTCAGAAAGCATGGCATTGATTTTAAGGAGCCCTTTAATCTGAAAACTACTACGAATAGCGTTATCAATTCCCTGTAAGACTGAATCATTAATTTTGATTGTTTTAAGGATTGCGGAATGGTCTGAAATTGCGCCGCTTCCGCCAAAGATATCATTAACGCCGTAAAATCTCCGTAAATGAATAATTGATTCGTAAGGCAAAGTGTATTTATTCCCATCAACGAAAGAAAAGCGAAGAAATAACGCACCGCTATTATCTTTGAGTGCTTCAACGGCATTTGGTTTAATTGGCCATAACTCTTTTAATTCATAGGTGTTTTCATCATAGAGCGGATAAATAAAAGCGTTATTATTTAAGTAAAGTAATGTCACCACCCGATAAATAAAATCGTAAGGTGTCATTAAAGGGTTAGGCGCATACTTTAAAAGAAACGCTAATGTCCCTTTTTTCTCGACAACCGAAGAGTTATCAAGATTTTTTACATAACGCGGTTTGAGTTTAGCCGCGTGTGTCGCAATGCGGTCAATGCAAATCTTCACCACATCGCTAGCGTTTATGTTGTTTCCAAAATCACTAAAAATGTTCAATGTCGATTGGAAGACTTTCGTATCATAGTTGATAGGCTGAACGGTCTTCTTCTTTCTTTTAAATAATCCCATAAAGCCTCCTAACTTATCATGTTTTCATAGTCGTTTTTGTATCTGTTTAACACAGCGTAAGCAATAATTAAAGCGACCGTTCCGTCAATTCTTCGTAACTTTGAATCAAGTTTAGAAGGCTGAATATTACCATTAACATCAACCTTGGCTTGTGTATTACTTAAGCACCATTTCATAATCGGGTTATTGTTATAGTTCACAACTTTATTCTTTAAATCGGCTTCAAGTTGTTTCATTGGTTCAGAAAGCGAGTAAACGCCTTGTCGCACCTTTTCCATAGTGAAACCTGACTCCTCCATCTCTTTAATCCAGTACTGTGAGTTCCATGGATCAAAACCAATCCAAAGTGGTCTAATTTGATAAGTTTGAATCATATTAATAAACCACCTCGTTACAAAAGAAAAATCGTTTTGACTACCTTCCGTTAAAGTAATAAGTCCTTGCTTATGCCAAATATCATAAGGGACATTATCCTCCGCTACTCGTTGACGAAGCACATCGCTAGGCATAAAGAAATGCGGAATGACATACTTTTTTTCATCTTTTATTACTAGTAATAACGCTACCGTTAAATCAGTTGTAGATGATAAATCGACACCGCCAATAGCATAACTTTCTTTTAAATCATTAAGGTTATAGGTTTCCTCATTATTAAGGTCACCATAAGTAAGCCACGAACCGCTATCAGCTTGCTTAATATTAAAGTCTTTACAAAGCATCGTAACTCTTGTTGAGAGATCATTTTTAGCCTTGTTCATGATGTCTTCAAGATAGGAGACAAGTTTAATCTTACCGAGCGACGGATTGCTTTTTTGCCATGAGGAAGGGTCATCGAATACTTCTTCGACACTATCTTGCGTATAGAGCCAGGGCAAGATTCTAATATCCTTAATTTCGCCTTTAATCATCTTGCGAGCGTAATCTAACTTTTTATCAAGAAAGCCGCCAATTGTAGTTCCCTCAGTTGTGATGATGAAAATGAGCGGTTCTTTCTTCGTTGATTGACTTTGCTTAATAGCGTCATAAACCTTCGAATCCGTCATTTCATGCACTTCATCAATACAGCCAACCTCGATGTTATAGCCGTCTTTATTGCGTGATTGCGCCGATAGTTTTTTAATCTTATTCTTGTTTTTAGGCGAGTAGATGAAGAAAATGTTCTTTTTTGAACGCTTCTCATTTCGGAGCGCTTTGCTCTGTTCACGCATATTATTAATTTCTTCAAAAAGGATGGATGCTTGCTCATTAGTGTTTGACGCACAGACTATATCTACACCACCTGAACTTAAGAAAAACTCCGCTAAATCGATACCCGCAATAAAGGTCGTCTTCCCGTTTTTCCGCGCCACGACGAGCAATACTTCGTTAAAGCGACGTAACCCCGTCTCCGCCATTTTAAAGCCGTAGGACGCCTCTAAAAAAGCCTTCTCCCATAACTCCAAAATGAATGGTTGCCCGTTAAATGGTGACTTAGTATGCCGGCAAAACTTTTCAATAAACTTGATGCGTAATTGGCCTGGTTTTACATCATAGATGTAATCGGGATTTTTCATGTTATCTCTAAGAGCATAAAGTACACTAAGCAACTCCTTCCCAACACGAATATTTCCCCTTTCAATTTCTTTGATGTAATCTAGTAAATAACTCATTCCTCAAGAGGCTCACTATCAGGAGTAGGGGCGTCTTCTTCAATAAGGGTATCGTTTAAGTGCGCTTGATATTTTGGTGCTGTCGCTTTAGGGAGTGCTTCTTCAATCGGTTCATCAATATCGTGATAATGGATTTCGCTATCGTTTTTACCAAGGATTAACCATGGACCGATAATCATGCCGTCTGTTACGCTTTGTAATACTTTCCCTGGTTCGGCATATAAAATGCGTCTACCGTTTTCTTCTCTAATTTCCATAAACTAATACCCCCTTATGCAAGTGACCAGTTTTTATTAAGTGCAATATCTAGTTCTTCTTGTGTACACTTAGCAAGATTACCTGCACCTAACGTGAGCACCTTTGCCCCTGCACCACTTAAATCTTTTAAAGCGTTAAACATCAAGACGATTGACTCTCGTGTTAGATTTGGGACATTCGAGAAATTCGCTGATGCATTAAAGTTGCTTTGCAGTGTGATCTTATTAAGAAGCGGACAATCTTGAATTGCGCTAGCGGGGATAGCAGCGGTTATAGTATTTGGAATCCATACCTCATTAAGTTGCGGACAGTTTTTAATGACTGCCGTTAAACCAGCCAAAGTCTGAAGACGATCTGGAAGGTATAATTTCGTTAAATTCGGGATACTCCAGAAAGCGTGACTTCCCAAAGTTTTTAAATTCGAAACTGATTCAAACCGCACGATTCCGCTTCCACAAAAACCTAAGTTATATTTCCCCCATGAATCAATTGATCTAGGGAACGTGATATCACCAAGATTCGCAATTCGATATAGCGCATAATCTTCAAGTGTTTTAAGTTGCGACCCTTCTTCAAATATGATTTTCGTACATCCAGACTCATACAAAATACGGTCCTTAATCGTAATTACACTTGAGGGAACAATGAGTGTGAATGCTTGCGGACAACTTGATAAAAAGTAACGACTGATAAATGAAGCGGTGTTAGGAATCTCAAACTCATCAAATGTACCTTCGACAAGTTCACGAAGTAAGTTTTGTTCTTCAGTGGTCGAATTATTACCTAAATTACCGCGAGCGACATTTGCCACAATCGGCTCACTTGCATAAATATAATTAGCAGTAATGACATTACTTGAGTTAGCGGGTTCATCACAACATATAAACGAGAACTCCCATCTACCTTCCCAAGCAGTTACAGCTTTTGGAATTTCGAAAGAATTATTATGCACCCGATATAAATAATTTGTTTTTTGATGAGTGAATTTTAAATAGTGATATTCGCTATCGATTTCTGCATCAATCGTGAAGTTTAGTTTCACCCGCTTACTTTCTTTAAAGACGGAGATAGTAAAAGGTACTTCTTCTGTTACGAGTTTTCCTTTTTTATCTACATGAATATTTATTTCGTAAGCCATAACTCCTCCTTAAAGATTTGCCGACCGTAAGAACTCATCAAATTCATCGTCGTCATCAATCGTATTTTTTCCCATCACAATGCTGAGCGTTTTTATAATTCCTTGGTACACTGTCAAAGTTTTTAAATAAGTTTTATAGGTAACTGACTCACGCATATTACCTTTGTTAGAATATTGAATCGCTCCATTCTTTTTTAAAGAAAATTCTAATTCATCTAATTGAACTTTTAGAAAAGCTGCCTTCATTAATAGTTCATCCACTAATTTAGTTTTATTTTCTTCAACGTCCTTAAATAAATCTACGAGGCGTTCATATTCTTCCATTACTCTTTCGTCAATCATATTTCCTCCAATAAAAAATCCAGGTCGCTTGGATTCCTGGATTTCTGAAAATTTGGTCCCCCGTATTTCTGAGGTGGGGGCTGCGGTACTTCTAGAATAAAGTTTTCGCTCTAGGGTGGGGGGTATCAATTTACCTTAATAAGGAATAATTTGCCCACTCTTATCAAACTTTACTCTAGATTTCACGAATCGCTCATGCTCTTTGTTATGACAATCCTTACAAAGTAATAAGAGGTTATCTTGATTTAAAGTAATGTTGATATCGTGAACGTTACTCGGCGTTACGTGAATTATATGATGAACTTCTTCACCAACCGCACCACACTTCTCGCATAACCCGTGTGCGCTATGTATTTTAATTAGTCGTGCTTGTTCCCATGAAGAACTCCTAT